AGCTGATTTGCGTTTCCGTGAAGGTCTTGTCCGATGAGAACCAGAACGGGAAGGTCTGTCCAAGGTCACGCGCCGCCTGTGCAAAGTCATACGTCACGCCCGTGAAGCTTCTCGCCGTGTATGAGCCATACGTCATGATCGTCTGCATCTGAGCGGAGATGTGCGGTGCTTCAATGTGGACAATTCCGTTAATCGGGCGAGTAATGCGCGAGATTCGGAACGGTTGCGGAGTTTTTCCCATAGCAGGAGCGGCGTAGATGATTCTTTCGGGTGCGATGTCGGCATAATGGAGTCCATCGATGGGATAGTCCATCTCCAGATAGTAGCCGCCCTGTGTGTTCCTCTGCTCCGTCACGACGCAAGAGATCGCATCGGGCAGACCGCCGAGACCGTTTGTGGTGAACGAAGTTTCTGTTGATGGATAAAGAACAGGAATCACAGTGTCCACCACCTTGGAGTCATCTCAAAGCTGAGATCGCCAGAAGCCGGGATGATTGAATTCACGCCCGGACTCAAGCCGGGGAAGGTCGGATAAGCCACGATGGAAGACGAGAACGAAACCATCTGGTTTGCATTTGAACCATCTTCGTAATAGGCATCGTGAAGATCACAATCCAAATAGATCGTGTCCTTGCCGGAGAAATCCAGATTTACCACAATGCCGTTGATAGTCACAGCGGACGCGCCGGGATGCACATGGCGACCGCGCAGAGTTAGAGCCGGAGCAGGAGACTGCGAACCGCTGATAGACGAAACGCGAATAGTTTCAGCCCAGTCCGGTACGGCAGTTGACCATGTCGTGTTTACACCAGAATTGTCAACTTTTCCAGACGGGATAAATCCGTTCGCTCTGGTTTGACCGTCACTGTCTAGGAACACCACGCCGTTTCCGGTGATTAACGCGGTCAAATTCCCGGAACAGCTAACAGGCTGACTGACAGACATTCCAGAACCAGAGGGAGTTGGAACAACATCACCACTTGCACTGATTCTGCGGTCATCCACCATAGTCAGCGTCTGAACAACTGGTGTCGGCGGCGTTGAAGTGTCCGTAAACTTGAGTAACGGTCTAGCTTCAAACTGCGTCGGGTTCGTGACGCTCGTTGTCGCGCCGCCAGTGAACGTGAGCGAAGTCTCGCCGGATTTGAGGTAGCGTTGCGGTTGAACCTCAAACGCGATCTGCGCACGACCAAAGCGCAACAGACGGTTTTCGACATTCAGCGAAGCCGCGCACCGAGCGAGTCTGTAATGCTCTGGTTCGAACGAATCTTCCAGACGGTAGAAACCGCGAGAGCCGAGCAACCACGCCGCCACATCACGCGCTTGCGTGTACACGCCGACTTGCGTTGAGCCAGAGTCGAACATAACATCATACGTGATCGTGTACGTGTCGTATGAGCCGTCCTCGCGCACTATCGAACCGTTGCGTCCGGGAATGGGGTACAACTCACCGCGCCGCGCAGGATGCACAGACACAGGGTCGCTTGCCATCATCAAACCCATGTCATCTGACCGCGTTCCATTGAAGATGAAATAACTATCAATAGGCATAAGCTACACCCCCTTGTCTAACGAGCATCTTGTAGAGATCGCGCCCGATCTCTTCCGCATTCTTCCCTGCTCCTTCAACTGTGATATACACATCACCATTGATCGCCATGCCGCCGAAAGCACCAGAGCCGTAACCATAGCCGTTGTAGTTCCCGTTCACATCAATGTTGCTCGTCAGGTCGGGCATGGAGTTTTGCATCATCTTTTCGACGCTAGTCATCTCACGGGTAAAGCCTTCGCCAATGCCGAGCGCAAGGAACTTACCGACTTGGTCACGCATGACCGTAGACGGCGAATGGATGCCAAACAGCGACTTTATGAACGAGGTCACGTTACCGACCCAACCTTGAATCTTCCCTTTAATCCAACCTAGACCACTGCTGATGCCGTTCCAAATGCCCTGCACAAGATTCAAACCTGCGGATGCAAGCGAACCGACAGCAGAGACTACGCCGCTTTTGAACGCTTGCAGGAGTTCGCGCCCCTTGCCGATGATCGTAGAGAATCGGGATGCAATGCCGCTCGCCAACGTGGAGATGATAGAACCTGCCGCCTCTGCAAGCTGCCCGACCGCGCCGATGATTGCGCCGACGAGAGATGCAATAATCTCCGGGGCTTTTGCAAGGAGCTTCGGCAGTGCTTTGATTAAACCTTCCGCAAGTGCAACGATGATCTGTAACGCCGCTTCTACGAGCATATCCACGTTGTCAATCAGCGTATCAACGATTTCAAGAACAACGTCAACGATGGTCGGAATCAGCGTCGGCAAGTTGCTTGCGATTCCTTTTGCAAGCGCAAGGATGATCTGCAAGCCGCTCTGAACAAGCGTCGGCAATTGTTCAATCAAGCCGTTTGCAAGCGTCATGATCAGCGAAACCGCCGCATCAATAAGCACGGGGAGATTCGCAACAATCGCGTCACCGAGCGCAACCAGAATCTGACCGCCGACCTCGGTGATCTTCGGGAGAACTTCTCCGAGCGTAGCCGCGAACTGGTTGATGCCCTCTTTAATCTGACCAAGACCGCCGTTCCCGGAAAACAGGTTGCCGAGTCCGTCCATAACCGTGGACATAGCAGGAAGGAACTTTGAAATCATGCCCCGCTGTAAACCGCCGAACGCCGTCTGCATATCCTGCAATGAGTCTTGATATCGAGCAGAAGCTTTTACCGCATCGTCAGACATAACGCCACCCAACTCATGAACGCGATCTTTCATCGCTTGAGTCTCTTCTGCGCTCGTGTTCAGCAACGCGCCGAGTTCCGTTGCGCCCCTGCCGAGCAACTGCCCGGCGAGGTATGTGCGTTCCGTCTCGCTATCCACGTTCTGAAGCCCTGAGATAGTAGCCGCGAAAAGTTCTTCTTGCGACATGGACGCAACTTGCTCTTGCGTCATGCCGAGCCGCTGAAATGCTTCGTTGTTGTTCTCAACAGCGTTCGCAAGCGTCTTCATTCCGGCTTTCATCGTTTCCATAGATGTGCCAGAGTGTTGCATGACCGCATCCCATTCTTGATACGCTTGTGCGCTCATGCCCATCTTCTGGCTCATCTTGTCGATGTTGTCGCCGTACTCGGCAACCTTGCCAGTCTGCGCAATAACAGCCGTAGTCATAGCCGCCGTAGCAGTACCGACCGCCGCGATTGCGCTTGTGCCAAACTTCGCCGCAGAAGCGAGTTTATCTCCCCATCCGCTTGCCTTGTTTTTCGCTTCGCTCAGACCTTGATCATATTCGCTTGAATCGAGATTCAGCGTTGCGAAAAGTTCAAGTACATTCATTTATTCTTCGTTCACCCCTTTCGGGATTAAGCCTAGCCGCTTTATCACGTCTGCCGCAACCTCATCACCCGTGCGATTATCCACAGGCTTTTTGAGGTCATTTGCTATATCACACCAACGGCGCGTAATAAACTTGTCCTCTCCGGCAAGCTGAACGGAATCGCTCATGTAGACCTTGAACGTGTATTCCTCTTCGTCTTGCTCGATAGCGGCTCTTACATAGGACAAAAACGGCGCAATTACGCGCCGTCCTTGTCGTTTTCCTGTGTAGTTTCCGTAGCAGAGCCAGAAGATGCGGCGATGTCTGTCTGACCCTGCAATGTAAAAAGGCTCTGCACATCCGGGTCGTTGATGAGGTTCATGATCTTCATCAGCAACGCCGCAGGTGGCGGCACGACATAGCTGTCAGCGTCCACCCCTTCAAGCGCGGCGAGAATCTCAATGATTGCCCGGTGATGCCCTTTAATTGCCGCCTTTACCGCCTTGATGGGCTTGCCGCCCTCACCCTTGACCGCGCTTGTTACAGCTTCGTCCGTGAGGATTTCCGCAAGCGGTTCCATCAGGTCAGCAAAGAGGTCAAGATTCTGTTCGTTCGTCCGCATCTTCTGTTTTCTCCTTTACGAGCTTGTCGTGCCAGCCTTGACGTAAATCTCGAACGGGACAGTGTCCTGCGCGTCGAGGCTGTAATGACCTTGGAAATCAAAGCTGAGTTGACCCTTGCCATTTTTGGTGCTCTGAATCTGGAAACCGCTCGTGTTGAGGGCGTTCAGAAGATGAATGGCAATATACCCGGCGCTCGTGCCCGTGTTCTTGTCGCTGTAGTCGCCGACCCACCAAAGCTCCGTGAAGTCAGCCGCGAGAAGGTCATTGCGCGGAACGATCTTCGTGGTCTGGCTGATATCAGCCGCGCCGACGAGCATCTTTGCAAGGGCAGGAGTGCAGGTCAGGAACGTGCCAGTCATATGCACGTCGTAGTAGTCGAGCTTCTTGAACTCCTTCATGCCGTTCGGGACGTTGTCAACATCTTCGCCGAAGTCCGTGAAAGACGGCGTGGCGGTGAAGTTGATGCCGCCCGTGGTCGCGCCGAGAATATCGCCGACCGTAGCAGTGTCAGGAGTAAACGAGCTGACAAGGATTCCGGCGTTCAACTGAAGCTGTTCAAACGCATCAGAATCAACTTTTGTGTACTGCAATTGTCTCCCTCCTTAGTGGAAGTAGTAGCGCACGCCAAACAGGTTGCGCTTGATCATATCGTCATCAGGATCGCCCATGTGCTTTGAAAGCGGATCATTCGGCACGATCCAGATGATGCCGCCATCGTAGGGCTGCGTATAGCCGTTCTTGATGGTTGCTTCAATCGTATCAGCGATGCGGTCTGCTTCTTCCCACGATGTCGAGCGAGTCCAGATTGACGCGCTCATGAGAACGTCAGCATTCCACGGGCTGACCGATGCTTCATAAGTGATGTAAGGGAAGTCCGGGCGAGTGTTCGGGTCTGTAGGGACACTATTTTCTTCATACGCCGGAACACCAAAGCCCGACCAAAATGCGTATAGCGCACTCCATCTGTCCACTTACACAGGCACCTCCCATTCCTCAGCCCGGACTACCCTCATGTTGATGGCAGCCGTTTCGGGCGTGTGAGAATCGTCTTTTGAATCAACTCGGAAGGTCTTGTTATCGGACAGGCGTTTGAAAATCTGGTGAAACTCAAGCCGCACGTCGCGCTCGGTTGTTACTCGGTAAACACCTTTCACGCCCTGCGCCATTGCAACCGCTTCATTCAAACTGTTCTGCAACTCAAACGCCGCGTAGAACGTGCCGCCCTGCGTGTAGGTCGTTACGTTAGAGCCGCGCCCATCATCCACAATAGCGGCGTTGATGAACGCGCATTTCTCCATCGCGTCAAGAAGCAGGTTCATTAGATTTTCCTCCACGGGGCGAGGCGAGAACCGAACACGTCCTGCCAAGTCGCGCCAGACGCGCCAGAACCGCCGTTATTGCCGTTTCCGCTCGCTTTGGTGTAACTGTACCCTGCGAACGATTCCGACGAATACGGGCTGTTCTGAGCGTCTTTATACTTGGTGTTCCATTCGTCGATTTCTTCCGCGAGGTCAATCAGAACTTGCGGAATCGCCATGCCCCAAATCGCGCCGTCGAACTCTTCCGGCTTCAGCTCGTCAGAGCCGAGGACATGAACGCCGTCATTGAACGTAGACCCGATAATGCGGATGTACTGTCCTGTTTTGAGATAAGACGAAACGTCCGCACCCTTGTATGTAATACCGTTTTCCGAGTCGATCACGAACGTGCCGACAAGTTTAGGTTCATAGCGGTCAAACCAGTTTCGCAGGTATTGGCAAATTTGCGTCAGCACGTTGAACACTCCTTACACGAGAAACTTCTTCATGACGTAGCCGCCGCCTTTGACAGCGATCCAACCGTCCGGGGCTTCAATCTCCGGGCAGGTCGTGACCTTTTCGCCGTTCGGAATCAGCCGGAGAATCTGCGCGGCAACACTTGGTTTACTGCGCAAATTGAGTCCGCTTTTTTCCGTCTTAACGGTAAAAGTCCTTTTCACCCTGCCCATTAGCCCGCGCCGCCGCCGGAACTGCCGGAACTGATCGTGCCCTTGACAACACCTGCGGCATACTCCACGAGGAACTGCACGCCGCTCATGACGAGAGACTCGATCTGTGCGCGCTCTTCGTTCTGGTAGCCGCTCTTGATGCCGACGAAGCCCGTCTGGTCAGCGGTAAGGGAGAAAGCGTTCGCAACATCGCCGTTCATGGTGAGGTAGTACACGATGAAGTTCTGCTTCGCCGTTGCGATGAACGTGCCCTGCGTAATCTGCGAGGACAGAATCACAGTGCCAAGACCGAGGAAGTTCTCGATGTAGTTCATGCCGAAAGCGGTCTGCACGGAGATGTTCGCCGCGCCGAGGTAATCGGCAACGTCGAGAGGATTCACGAAGTACACCGCATCCGCAGTATCATCTTCGAACTTGACCTGCAACTGACCCCACGCCTGTGCGAGAGCCTCCTGCAGAGTAGAGCCGCTGACAGAAGTAGACCCGGTGATCGTACCGTTGAGGAAGGTGAACATATTGGTGCGGACGCTCTTCTGCACGTCGCGGAGCAGGGCGGCATCCGTTTCGGTCACGGCGGCATTATAGCCGGACTTCTTGATAGCTTCGGCACTCACGCCTTTTCTCCACTTTTTCAGCGTGATTTCGCCGACAGCGGTCTTGGTCTGCGCATACTGCGACAGGGGGATGATCTCGCCCTCCGGGACTGCGCCGCTCTGGAGCGTACCAGTGGTGCTGTAGACGTACATCGTAGTGCCTTCCATCATAGGAATGCGCCGGGTAACGCCGAGGACTTCCATAAATTTGGCGAGAGAATTGTGCGTGAACTGCGTCACGAAATCGATCTCGCGAACTCGCGCAAGCTGAGCCGCCTTTACAAGATTAGTCTCAGCGGTAGTGACAACGTTTGCCATGTTTTACTTCCTTTCCGTTCAGCTGTTGCTGAACAATTCAAGATTTTCAGCAATGGCGTTCTGCCGCGCGACGGGATCTCGGATTGCCATGATCTCTTCTGCGTTCTTGTAGGTTTTCGCGCCGTTGCCGTTGGGGGGAGTCGCCGTGTTCGCGCCCTGCCGAGAAGTCTTGTCGATGAAGTCCTCCCATTCAGTAGCAATGTCCTTTTTCAGCTTCTCCGCATCCTTGATTGCCCCGTTCTCGTCCAGTTCCACGCCTTCAAGGTCGGTCACCTTGAGCACGGCATCAATACGCTTCTCGCGTACTCCGCACTCCTTGAGCAGTTCGCGGTAAGCGGCAGACTTCTTCGCCGCCGTTTCCTTTTTGCTCTGCTCCTGTTTGAACGTGTCGAAATCCTCTTTCAGAGCGTCATACTTGACCTTCCACGGGTCTTTGCCGTCATCCTTCGCGGCTTTGGCTTTGAGACCGTCCAACTCCTGCTGCACTCCGGGGAGCTTTTCGGCGTTTTCCTTGTAGGTGTCGCGCTCGTGCTTCAGCGCGTCAACCGTCTCGGTGTGTGCCGTGATGATCTCGTCGATTTTGTCCGGCTCAATGCCCAGAGCGGACAGGAACTTTCGGGTCAGTGCCATTTATCATTTCTCCTTTTCTTCGGGCGCAGTACTTCGCGCTTAGAATTGATTGCAAAACAAAAAAGGAGCCAGACTCATTGAGTCCGACTCCTATTGCCGTTTCCGTTCGCCTGCAATTGGCGAATCTCGATATGTGATTGTTTTCTTCACTTCGTAGACAACCAAGCCGCCCTGTATGCGCTTGATCTCTACGTTGTGACCTCTGCGCAAAGCGGATTCGATTGCCGCTTTTGCTTCGTCACTGATCTTCACAATCAATTTATCAAACCACCTTTGTTATGTCAAGCACGTTATTTGCCCTCTAATTCGTTTTGTAGGTACTGCCTGATTTGGTCTATGTTATTCTGCAGGGCGTTACGCAGAAAGCGATTAGCCGCCATTTTACGGGTGCCCTCGTGGACATAGATGCCGTACTCCACGTTTGTGCCAACGTGAACGGAGGTTTCTTCAACAACGTTCGTCACGCTGTTGCGGAGATTGCCAGTATCAACGCGCCGGGGATCGCTCTCAAGCTCGAGCTTTGCTTCGCCCTCAAGAAACATTCCAACGGCAGTCAGAGCGCGTTCAACGGCAGCGTCTTTCTCGCTCCGCGCCTCGCCTGTGTTATCAACTATCCTCATCGGAGTATAGCTCCTTCCAGTAACGCCGCTTCATGGTTTCTGCGATCTCCTCCTGCTTGTAAATGCTGTGCGATTCGGAACCACGCTCGGCTTTCCACTCCTCATAGCTTTTCCCGTCAATCGCCGCAAGGCTTCGTCGGTTCATATTGTGAGTAAGCCCTTTTACCGCAGGAATCAACGTGCATCGGCAATTCCAGATCATTTCAGGCTCTGCCGCAGGGTCGCCGGGAAACATGATTTCATATCCGTCTACCTTGAACGGCTCGCCGACCTTCGCTGTCTGCCTATCAAGCTGTCTATGCTCGTGCCGCGTTCGGTTGTCGATGGTTGCAACCCATTGTTGCTCTAGCTCGATTCCCAATTCCTCGGCGCGGTGATATGCGTCGACCCGTCCGGCGTTCTGCGCGCCCGTAACGGCGGTTCTGGCGTAGCGGATAGACGCACCGTGATTGAACTCGCCGAGCGTGGTTGCAATCCGTTTCGCCATTCCGGGGATGCTCTCGCCTTGAACAATGCACTGCATCATAACGCTTTGGATTTGCCCCTTCTGCCATGCAACGTCTTTCCCGGTTGCCATCTTGTAATCGTGGAGCTTCTTCTGCATCTGCTTTCCGGGCGGTGGCAAAAGCTCCGGCTGTTCTCGTAGAATGCGCTCGATAGTTTCACGGCTGTAAAGCGTGTACCCGGTGTTGACTCGTGCAAGACGTTCAATCTGATAGGTGGCGAAATTGTGGTTGATCGCGTAAACCTCCGGGCGATAACCCATAACGACAGACCGCGCAATCCCGTTCGCGTTGTGCATATCATTCGCAAGCTGTGTCTGCATCCGCGCCCATCGGTCACCAACGATTAATTGACCTTTACGCCATTCAGCCCATTCTTTCGCGCTCGCTTCTCCGGCTTCGACCTTGCGTTTCCAGATAGCATCTTTTGTCTTGAATCGTTCGAGATAGTCAGCAAGTTTCTCCTGTGTTTCTTTCGCGGCTTGTTGATATACTTCTGCGACTTTTCGCTCCATCTCTCGGATAAGACGCTCGGTCTCTTCATGCCCGATATCCCTCATTCAAGACCACCGAGCCGCACCATCGCTTCTGCATCGATCTGCTTGAGCACTTCCTCCACCTGATCGCCGTCGCCGAGCAGAGTCATAATCCTGCGCGTGACGTACTCCGAGCCGAGGAACTGCGCCGCCTGTACAAGCGTGGTGATTTCCTCGTTCGTGTTGATGATCGTGCTCCGCGTGAACGTCGGATTGTCCTCGATGCCGACGAGCGCGAGAATACCTTGAATGAACTCAATGACGCAATACTCGAATTCGTCAGCCTTGACGTTCTGCCGTTCATACGCCGCGCGAATCTGCGTTGCGGTCACGTTCCCGGCGCGAATGTCCTCCGGGTTCATCAGCATGGCGTCCTCGTAAAGCTGATTCTTGAGCCGCTCCAAGAGCTTTTCACGCGCTTCATACGGGATGTTCAACTCGACCGGGGAAACGTCCTGCCCATCAGCCGGGGCGGCAGCTCCGACCGTTCTAAGGCGGTCTAAGAACTGCACAAGGTCAGGATCGTCCATACCGCCCGCGCCTTTGATAATCCAGTAGATTTGTGCGCCGTCAAGATCGTTGATAAAGCCGGAAGAAATCATGTCATATGCGTCGATCTTCGCCCGGAGTGCTACAAGCTCGCTCTGCTTGTGCCTGTTCGCCCACATCGGCACGATGGGCAAGGATGCGTAATTCTGCCCGTCAACGATTTCCGTTCCGTCAGCTTCATTTTCCCGGACGGTGATCACATACGGGATGTTCGGCTGTCCGCAGTAGGTGTCCGTGTCAATCATCGTCCACACGGTTTCGTCTACTTGCACTTTCGGGTCGTTGCGCCACATGAAGTCGGTGTAGCCATGCGGCGTGTACAGTGTAGCCCGAAGCGGTTTCTGCTTGTCAATCTGCCACCATCGGACACCTGCCATCAGTGCGCCCGTTTCCTCGTCATAGAGCGGCGCAAACTCAAGCACGGAGAAAACCTCAACGTGATCCAGATTCCAGAAGCCGAACGAAACACCGCCGCAGAGCGCATCATGCCCTGCGTCTGACAGGCGATTGTCAAACAGCTTGCCGAGCCGTTCACCTGTTGCCTCGTTCTCCCACGTTACGCCGTTGCCGAGCAGATAAGAAACCATCTGCGTAACGTCGATATGAAAGAAGTTGCACGCGCTTCGATGGTTCGGGCTGAACGTGTCCACCTGCACGCGCCCGGCGAGATCGCGCACGATCTTGTTATAGCGCATGATCGTCGTGTTCAAGCCCCGGTCGTAATCATCAGCGAATGCCGCCACCTTGTAAAGATCGCTCGTCTGGTGCTCGTTGATCACCTTCCGAACAAACTCCGCAATGTCACGCGCATTTTCGCCGACCTGCGTTAAATCCTGCCATGTCAGCAATCCGCATCACTCTCCAATCTAGTTTTTAATCTGCGCACCTTGAAATCGACCATGTAATCAATCAGCGATTCAAGATGGAACATTTTCATTAACTGCTCCAAGCAGATGAATACGTCAGCGGTTTCTTCCGCAAGATGATTGTCGTTCCGCAAGCCGGGATTCTCCGTCCGCGCTCGCATCGTCTTTCCGATTGCCTGAAGCAGTTCCCCGATCTCTTCTACAAGCACCCACACTTGGTTGTCTTCCCCGTATTTCTCGACAGCCTCGTTGTATAGCCGTGTTCGTTCATATGCCGTAGTTCTCATGCGTACACCTTCCCAACTATAGGCGAGATATATTGCCGCTCCACCTTCGCGAGCCTGTTTGTCTTGACCCAATAGCGAAGCGCATCCGCCGCGTGATCGTTTTCCTTCACGGGCTTGTCCTCGTCGGCTTTTTCGTCCCATACATAGCCCTGCAACTCTCTGACCGTGTTCTTGCATTCGGGATTGATCTTGATTCGACCGTTCTTCACGCACGTCGCGGTTTCTCTGATGCCGTCCAGAACGGCGTTATCAGCAGGAACAACCCGGTATTTGCCGCGCTTCTTCAACAGAGCGATAAACGATGCCGCTGACGGGTCAATCACCGTTCGGATTTTGTTGTACGTCGTGACCATCGGTTCTTCGTCCTCTTCCTTCGGTTGCGTCAAATCCAAAAGGAAGCTGTCAAGCGCGTCCGCATACTCTTCATCCGTCTTTTGAACGCCCGTATCTCGCCCGGAATAGTAATACTCCCGAACGAGATACCATGTTGCGCCGTATTTGCCCCATAACAACGCCGCAAATGCGTTTTGCGTGCCGTAGTCGATAGACAACCCCACCGCGTCAGGCTTTTCGTCTGGCGGCGTTTCTAGCGCGTCTTCGTACATTGGATAGATAAGCCCCTCGGCAAGCGTCCACTCGCCGAGAATAAACCGCTGATAATACACCGTCCCGGCGTACTCTCGGCAGAGGTTGTCGACAAAAGCCGGGTCTAAAAACGGATTGTCAAAGATGGTGTATTTCTGCTGATAGATGTCGGCGTTGCTGTCAAGAAACTTCTTGAGCCAATGGTTCGGGCTTTGTGGGTTCAACGCGCCGTCAAAGCATGAATACGATTTGTCCAGACGGGATTTGAGCATTTCAAATACTTCGCTGTTCCACGTTGCAACCTCGTCGCCGTAGCAGTATTTGATAGACGAGCCGCGAATACGGTCAGCGTGTGAAATGTTATCCGCGCCGAGACAGTAAACAGTCTCCCCGAACATGGTTGCGGTATTATCGCCGGAGCGAATGTTGCTGACTCTCGACGTGCCGTAAATGCTTTGCATCGGCATGATGATATTTCGTCGGAGCGTTTCTCTCGTATTGCCGAGAATGACGGTCAAGCCCTCTTTCCCCTTGCGCTCGACTATGCGCTTCGGAATGAGAAAGTAGTCCATGTAGGTCTTGCCGGATCGCGTTGCGCCAACTTTGAAATTCCAACGGTGATTCGCTTCTCGCCAGAACTCAAGTTGCTTCGGGCTTGCTATCTGCATCTGCGTTTGCGGCATCTTCCCACCTCTTCAACAGAACGAGCAGAGGATCGTCCGCGCCCTTCTCAGCGGTCGGATTCCTGCGCCACTTATCCGGGCGGCGATTCGACAGCCAATATATCTGTGCGGTCGTTTCCGGCTTGACGTAAATCTCTTGATCAGCGTATTCGATACGCTCTTCCTCTACCGTGCCTTCGCCGTTCTTGGTGATCTTCTTCTTCAGCTTGAACGGCACTTTGACCTTCACCGTAAAGCCGAGCGCGGATTTCAAAAGCTGATTTTCCACCTTTGTATCAACCGGGGCTTTACCGTTTTTAAGGGCGGCGGTAATAGCCGGAAATCTGCTTTTCCACTCGGTAAAAGTGCGCTCGGCAACACCGATCTTTTCCTCTGCTATCTGCTTATCCGTCAGCCCTTCTCTTGCCCAACCTTCGATTGCAATTAGACCGTCCTCAGTTATCCACTGTTCGTACAGCCCAATCCGACCGGGCATAATATCACCTCACTCGGTTTTCTCTTTGCCTGTTAAACCGCTCTCTACGCTGTTGCTTCTCTCGGTGGTATAAACGCTCGGCTTGCAAGTAAACATTCATTCTATGGCTGTTTCTCGCGTAAATACAGGTGGCCTTCGCATTTTGATTCCATACATCAACGCGAAAACCCGTTTTCAGCATCGCGTTTGCTTTGCTCGCCGAGGATGTAACAAGCACATTCTTTCGGCTTTTGCAGTCTACGACAACAAATGTGTTATAATCTGCCATAACTTCTCCCTTACTTGACGGCAATCCATCCGGCGAAGTTGAGATACCGCCAGAAACAGTCAACTTCCTTGAAGCCCGTCGTTCTGAGCAAATCTTCATTCCACCGCGCAGTAACGGGAACGAGCACACCTTCGAGGCTTTTCCGCTTTGCGGCGATCTGCTCCTGCGTGTAGCGGTTGTTGGATTTGATTCTGTAATACTCGCTGACAAGTAAATCGTCGATCTCGGTTGTATTGCCGAGAACCTTTTCAACGAGAATCAACGCGCCGCCGTCTTTCAGTGAATCGTAGATGCTCGAAAGAATCTTAAACCGATATTCAATCGGCGTAAATTGGAGCGTCAGGACGCTGAGAATTAGACTCGCGTTTACTTTCGGAATTCCCTGCCGTAAGTCATAGTTTCGGATATCAAGATTGCCGAACCTCTTTCTGCATTCATCGAGCATCGGCTCGCTGACATCCAGAAGCAGATAATCGCAACTGTCTCCGAACGTCTCAACAAACGGCGCGATTGCGTTTCCGTTCGAGCACCCAATATCAACGATTGCCGTTCCACTTTTCGCGTATCTGAAACCGATCTGCTGAACAAGCGCACGCATCGTCTCGTAGTTTGGGATAGAGCGTTCGAGCATATTGTCGAAGCACGCAGTTACTTCCTCGTCAAACTCCCACTTTCCTGTCTTGAGAACTTCGTCTTTTCCGCTCATTTGCTTATCACATCCAACACGTTAGTTTGAATTGTTTTTGCGATATTCATCATCATGATTGGCGGCACCATTCTTCCAAGGCGTTCCCATCGTTGCTTATATTCTCCCGTCAAGATAAAATCGTCTGGAATACTTGTAATGCGCTTTAGCTCCGGGATTGTAAAACGCCGATCTTCAATCGGGTGGCATGGACCTGCGGCGCAACCGCCTAACTGCGTGATTGTAGAGCATGGTTTTAACATACTCTCCCGGCAGAGATTGAAATACTTTTCGGAAGACACGATTTTATACGGGTTCTTCGGCAGCCTCCGCAATTCTCTGCCATAGGCAGAGAATTGCGGATCATAGTCTGCGAGTAGCTTCTCACGCTCCGCTTCATCCTGCTCTAAGTCTTTGAATGCTTCGGCAAGCGTGATCACCGTTTTGCTCGGAGTTGGAAACGGCGGCTCAAGCTCAATATCGTTTCTGACACCTACAAAAATAATCCGCTCTCTGCTCTGCGGAACTCCGAGATATTTTGCGTTCAGCAGTCTAGCGGAAACTTTGTAGCCGCAGTTCTTCATCTTCCTGAGGTATTCTTTGAAATACCCGATTGCTTTTCCTTTTACCATCCCGGAAACGTTCTCGGCAACAAACGTCTTCGGTTGCAGACCGTTTAGAAGTCTGATGTATTCCTCAAACAAGTCTTCAATGCGCTGTGTCTTTCCGTCAGAGTATTCGCGCTCCTTGCCCCATCCTGCTTCGCGCTTTCCCGCAGTAGAGAACGCACAACACGGCGGCGAGCCGTCGAACAAATCGATCTCGCCCTTTTTCTTGCCGATCTTCTCAAGAATGTCCTCGGCGGTTACTGTACGAATATCGCGGCAGTCGAGATATGTTCCGGGGTGATTCGCTCTGTACGTTCTCTGCGCTTCCTCGACGAACTCATTTGCGTAAAGAACATGATATCCTGCCATGCGATAGCCGAGACGCGAGCCGCCGCCACCGCTGAATGTCGAGACTACGTTATAGCCGTTCCACGGTATACGCTCGATCTCGCGCATTGACGGAACTTTGTATTCTGACTTAGTTCCACTCATAGCCGCACCGAGGGCACTTGTGCGCCGTCTCCTGATCTTCTCCGAACTCTTTGAACTCTTCCGGCGCGTCCTCGCCGCTCTCGAAAGCAGAGCCGACATTAAACCCGAACGCGCTCATGTCCATCTCGAACGATTCAAGCTCCTGTTCGAGGAGCGTGAAGTCGAAGCCGCTGTTCATGGTGGTCTGGTTGTGAATCAGCGCATACGCCCGGCGTTCCTCGTCGGTCAGATCGTCGAGCCGGATGATCGGCACTTCCGTCATGCCGAGTTCTTGCGCCGCGATATGCCGCCCGTGCCCTTCGACAATCTCCCCGTTCCATACGCCGATAGGATCGCGGAAACCCACGCGTCGGATGCTCTCTTTGATCTGCTCGATCTGCTCCGGCGGGTGTAACTTGGCGTTACCCGTATAAGGCTTGATGCTGTCAATCGGTACATACTCAATCTTCAAATTCAAATCGTCCATATTAACCGCTCCTTTCTATTTGTTAATGCTTGTAAACATAATACACAACCATGCTCAGTTTTGCAATAACAAAAAGAAGCCCCGGCTTAATGCCGAGACTTCTGTATGTCTGCGCGTATCAGGTCTTTGATGTAGCCCTGCTTGTTCTCAAGCCCGTCAAGCCATTCTAGTATATCACCGTCGTACTTGACGTTCAACCCAATCAAAAGCTGCCGGATGTACTTCTTGTGATACGCTTTCACAGCGGCGTTATCGCTCATATGACCGCCCTCCAATCTTCGTGTACATTGGAAGCCCAAATTTGTCGGTTCCAATACGCTTTAAGAATCCTGCCTCTTCAAGTCGGCGCATACTCATCGAGATTTTCATCATTTCGTGCGCTTTAGCCATACAGTTTACCGTCACCGTAACGGTCGGATCGCCTTGCTCATTCAAGAGCAAAGCAAGAACGGCAAATGTGCAAGCCATGTCCTCGCGCTCGGTTTCATCCTCCGGAAGCCCTGTTACTTTCCCGTTTTGCATTCCTGCTAAACTCAGTAATTCCCCGTATGGGAGTCTCCCTTCAACGATGGAATCATGCATTTCGCAAGCGTATTCATATCCGCGCCCGATCATCTGCCAGAGTTCGTCTTCCGAGTAATCAATAACCTTCTTGCTCATGCGCTCAACCTCCTTTCCGAACGTAGTCCACACAATAGAGCATCGCGCTGATCGGTTCTGCGTACTTCACGAGGAGCTTGCGCTTCCACACGCCGCAGTCCCATTTCAGCCTGTACACCCAGTACGGATTGACCTTCTCGTCGTTGTGCCGGATTACAACGAGCCGTGTGCCGAACTCGTTGTAATCCATGACCTTCGTTGTCTTGCTCATGCCTTGACCTCCATTTTCTCAACTTGGCAAGCCCGGAAGAAGCTCGCCTTCTTCATGAACATTCTGCCCTTGTCCGGGACAAGAGCGGTTTCACCGTCCGGCTGTGGAAGCTCCGTCATCTTCGCTTTGCTGTGCTTCCAGATGGTGAACTGTGCCACGGCTTTCTCGCCCTTCTTCACCTTGTAGCCCAGAGACTTCCACGCCGCGAAAGTGTGAATCGGTTCGGTCTCTCTGACCTCAATCTCGTTGCCGTCCGCATCCTCGAAGATGAACGTGCGCCCGGTGTAGTCGATGATACCCTGCTCGGCGAGCTTCTGGCTCTCCGTGAAGATGATATCGTTATTGGTCATTAGTAGTCCTCCTCCTCTTCGAAGCTCTGTGCCATCTGCTCGCAAACCTTGTCGAGCTTGGCGTTGTCGATATCGCCGTAGCAGTCCGTGATACCGAGGTCGGTCATGAACGTGGTGAACTCTTCCACCATCTGCCGGAAATAATTGATCTCCCGGTCGCTGGCCTCGTATTCGGCTTCCTCGTTCACGTGGTCATAAACCTCGCTCATGCAAGCCCGAAGCTCTGCAAGCGTTCCCTCAAAACGGCAATAACTCATGTACATCTCGTTCATCCTTTCTCCCCGTGTAGCCGATAGGTCAGCTTGGTTGTGGTTTATGCGATTTCGTACCAGACTTCGTTGCGGTCGTTCGTGAGCCAATTTTTATTGACTCTATGTTCTCCCTCGCAGTTCTCTGTAGTGTTCCGATGCCAGCCGTAACTTCTCCGGCAGAGGATCGCTTCATAGGTCTCATACTTGTATCCGGCGTGGTATGGAGCTTCGATCTTGCCGACCTTCTTCATGATCTGCATCAGGTAGCAGGTATCGGGGTTCCACATCTTGTCGGCGGTCTCGATCGCTTCCTCAAGGGTCTTAGCCTCAATTGCCTTGTAATCCCAAGCCATCGGCTTGTAGCTTGCTTTGTAATCGGTGTAGATAACGAACTTCATTGTATTTACCTCCTGTTTATTGTCCGGGTTTCTCTTGCTTACGTGTATCATTATACGCGCTGCCTTAACAAATGTAAATTAACAATATAAACAAACTTTCGCTTGCCCTTTTGTAAACTTTGTATATATAAACAATTCCTGTTCACTTGCATAAACATCCACTTAATATTCATTCGCTTTATTTGCGCGTTAAATGTGCCTATATTGCGTTTACGCTTTCGGATATGAATTTACCCGTCTGAATAGCAAAACGCCCGTAGAAACGATTTCTCGCGCTTCTACGGGTGTTCTCGCTTGTTTTATTGTCTCAAATAGTTCTGAATAACCTCTGCGGCGGCTTTCCATCCCTTGCAGATGTGCGCCGCGTAGCCCTGCCGGATCATCTCAGATAGCCATTCCCGCTGTTCTTTCGTCGCCCTGCCGCCTGTCAGCCGCTTCATCTCGATCCATAGTCCGGCATACCTTCCGCGAGGGACGGGGAGAAACAAGTCTGACACTCCGGCTTTGACTCCCATCGCCTTTAGCTTTGCGGCTTCGATCTTGTTTCTGCTGCCGCCGTTCGGGATCGCAAACAGTAGCCGCAGTTCCGGGTGCCTGCCGTACTGCATCTGCGCCCAGTGCATCAGCGTGATTTGCTCCGTGTCCTCTGACGGCACGGGATAATCTTTGTTCTTCTTCAAAAGCTCAGGTTCACCCCGTATTCATCCCGAAGCACCTGCACCCAGTCTTGGATTGATGCCCGTTTCTTTGCTATGTCCTCGCTTCTACTCATAGCGTAGTTGAACACGCGCTGTAGCCGCTCTGCGTCGTATCCCTCTTTGTCAAGCAGGACGGAAAGCAGAACCACAAGCGCAACCTTCGTTCCCTTGTCAGCGGCTTCGTCTTTCGCCCGGTTCAAGTCAGCCATGCTGACCGGGACGCACCGTAACGGCGTTTTCTTCTTTTTATTCTTGCTCATTCCAGTCACCGACGTAAAACGTGTGCGAGTCAAATTCCTCTCTCTCGATCTCCTGCGCGGCTCTGTCTGCGTCTGCTCCGACCACAAGAACGGCGCAGGTCAGGTATCCGACCGCTCCCCCGAGGACAAGCCCGATGGCGAATCCAACCATACTTTCGATCCCTCCTTTTCATCACTCCATTTATTGCACCCATTGCCGAACTTGCATCCGCGCGTTTTGAACGTGTCGAGCAGGTAATGGCAAACGTGCGTGCTCTCTCTTCCGTTGCCGTACAAACTGCGCCAGTGGACACAGCCTTTGCAATATTCTTCGTCCGTCATGGTGTTTCCTCCAACAGCGTCCAAAACGTTGCGGTCATATCTCGACCTTCCGAGTCGTTGCACGTTGCGATAAACAGGTCATAACCCTTCTGAAAGCAAGACTGCCCTTCTGCGTCCAGAACGTCGTAACCAGTGTTTCGCACATGAGGATCGTCGTACTGCATGACATACGTTTCGACCGTTCCGTCCGTGTACTCGATTCGCATGGTGTCGCCGAGCCGCAGATACCGGATAATCCAGAGTCCTTCGTAGTCGTGATCGCCGACCATGTACGTTTGATCGCCATGCACCTTGTAGATGAAAGCTGTGTCAGACATATCAACCAGTGCTTGGTCAAGCGTTTCGTACAGACCGACCGAGTAATCCGAGCCGATGAACATTCGTCCTCGATACACATCCGCGTATTCTGGATGAATCGTCGGTGATACCTTCGGTGGCTTTGGGATGTCTCTTGTCGGTTCTGGTGTCGGCTCAATCTCTGGTTCATTGCCGCTCCACCGCCACAGCATGGTCACAAATTCGGCTCTTGTAATCGGTCTGTTCGGTTCAAAGTGCGTATCATCAACGCCGTTTGTGATGCCCTGTTCCCATGCCCATTGAACAGCGTCGGCGTAATACGCGCCGTCTGGAACGTCTATGAAGGGATGTCGCGCGGCGGCAGACCCCACCGCGCCGCCGAGCATCAGAGCCGCGAGGATGATTGCGAGTGGTTTTTTCATTCGCTCATTACCTCCACAATTCCGGTTACTGCTCCGGGCATTGGAATGGCAAGCTGAACAAATTTTGCTTTTCCGCAATCAGCACACACCATCGTGACCATGTAATGACTTAGCCCATCGTCAGAATGCAGATAAGTCAATTCTATGTCTGCATCTCTGTAATGATGATTGCCAAAAAGACAAGATAGTTTCTTCATTCGGCGCCCTCCTTGTTCGACGGGATCACGACGGGCGCGCGTCGGACTAGTTGTGTAATCGCCCTCGCGCCTGCCAAAACGCCGCAATCGTACAAGATGCTACCTTTGCCGTTGTGAAGAGCGTCGTTCGCAGCCTGCTCATATTCCTGCAAACTGATTTTGCTCACATCGATCAGATCGCCATGCTCCGGCAGTTCTTGAATCGGGCAGTCAGACGCAATCTTATGCCGGAGAACCTCGTCTTTTGTGACATGGCAGAACAGGCGTTCCCCTCTGAGATACGACAAATCGCATTGAAAGCAGTTGTGCGGTTTGTCCATTCCCCGAATCAGAATGTCATCCATCTTGCACCTCCTTCGGCGGTTCTGAAATCAGAGAACGCCCCTCAACATGAAGCTGAATCCATAGCTCGTTGTTCTTGGCAAGCAGCTCCTCGATCGCGTCGGCGGCATCCTGCATCAGCGTCAAGCGATTGCTCTGCTTTTTAACGCCAATAGCCGCGATTCTTATCTGAGAAATGATGTCAGCATAATCACGCATCCTCGCTCACCTCCATTGGCTTCGGCTTCGGCATCCATCCGATAACACCGTCCATGTCACCGTTTTCTTCAAGGCTGACGCCGTAGTCGGGATCGTTCAGAAAAGTGTCAATCCATACATGACCCCATTTATTGCAGACAAGAATCTCCTGCAAATCGTCCGGAAGTTCAGATGTATAAATAACGGCTTCTTCATATTCGATGTCATAGCCGTACTGCTCGCTATACTGTTTCCGTTCTTCCTCGGTCATCGGCCTTGTTGTAAAAGGAATCCACTTCCCCTTGCCCCGAACCTCGTCGTGGGATACTCTTGCTTTTTTGTTCTTGTCGATCTCGTCCGCGAAGACTACGACCGCAGATTTCAGACCGCTGCATTCTCCGTCTTTGATGTCATAGAAATGTATCCGCTTATAATGGAGCTTGTCAGCGTCAATGTATCTCGGCATCGTCAGACCTCCTGTTCCATGCTTTTATAGCTTCATCAACGATCGGACTTAAAACATGAATTTCTGCAAGGCATTCTTCGCACTGGCAATACGTCCACCCGATCATTGTTCCTGCCATATTGCCGAAATCAATATTTCGGCTTCCGCAGAACGGGCAAGGTTTCAATTCAGCCATCCTTCATCCTCCCGCACTTCACGCAAATCCCGTCGCGCCAGACATGATTGCTCGTCGGGCAGAGCAGAGCGGACAGGCGATCTTGCATCGCGT